AGCCCGATAGGATTATATTCCTACGATAGGATTTAATTCCTATGCAGACATAATAGGATTCTATTCCTATGTGATGGGATTTAATTCCTATGTAGCATTCATGGGATTATATTCCTACTATAGGATTATATTCCTATATCTGCCGTTTAGGAATCTATTCAGTAGTCTTAGGAATAACTGCCTAATATACAGGCAACTAGGAATACAGTCCTATATATAGGCATATATGTGTTGTCAAGCCTTATTCCTAGCCATCTTATCCTATTCATAGGAACTATATCCTATAGCCCAATGATTATAGGATTATATCCCTAAGTCTAGGAATGCATGTGATATGCCTAGGACTGTGTATGACATCGTAGGAATGCTCGCTTTGTACCCCCGAAAACCTAGGAATATATGTGTTGTCAACCCCTAATGTAAGGATTCATATCCTAATTGCACATTGGAATCATTCTAATATACGCCATAAGCCTATGAAATCATTGAATAAATTATTATATTGACACCAGTCAGGCATATTTGGTATATTTTGGGCATGAGAAATCCGTTAAAAAACGCTTTTAAGACTACATTCCTATCGCAGGATTGCAATCCAACCGGCGTGGGTTCTCATAATTTGGAAATAACTGGTTATTTGAAAGGCGACAAAACTATGGAAAACAAAGAAAAATTCGATGTAAGCAGGAAATCCACAATGGATACCGAAAACATTGTCAATATTATGAAATCTGCAGAATACGAAAATTCTGTTCGCGACGTGTCTATATCAGTTAAAATGGAAGAAATGTATAAAGACGACGAAACAAAGGCGAAAGGCTTGACGGTGAACGCTACTGACTTGACGCTTAAGTCATATCAGAAAGCCTTCACTGAATATGGGTATCGTCCATCAGAAGTGTGGCAAGGCGTATGCTCTACGCGGCGTTGGCCGTTCCAGACATGGGATAACGTCAAAGGCGCGGTAGTAAAACATAAAGCGCCTGACGAACTATCAGATATTGAGAAAAAACGCCTTAACAGCGCCAGTGCAACCAAGTCTCTGATTGTAAAGGCTATGATTGAAATGCCGGAGACTTGGGTTACGCTGGAAAGCATGAAGGAACTGAAAGCAGCCATAGCGCCAGCACCAAAAACCAAGGCTGAAAAGGCTTGGAAAGCGTGGAACGATCTATCTGATCAAGAACGTGACGACATGCTTCAGTCAATCGTTGATAAGCGCGGCTTAATGACTTCGGAAATTGTTGGTCCTCAACTAGCCAAAGCCGCCTAACCGGCGCCCACGCCTAGCCAACGCCAAAGGCTTTGACGACCCTTTAAATAGGGTTGCCAAGGTCTTTGCGCGTGCTCGTGGTTCTTTCTATCTATATTTTACAAATAACTGGTTATTTATAATTTTTTATTTTATTTTTATCTATAGGACAATAGGACAATAGGACAATGGCAAAACGACGAAAGCGCAACAAGAATAAAAAGAATAATAATAGTAGTAGTAGGACAATTGCGGAAGCATTCACTAACAAGTCGTTAGAGTTCTTTGTAACAGGTCAAGTTGTAGTCCAGAAGGAACGGATAGGACAATGGGACTATGACGGCATAGGCTACAATGCAAGCGATATTAAGGGTAATACCTTGATCCATGCATTGTCAATGTCAGCTGTTCAAGCATTCTTCAATCAAATAGACTGGAAAAGTGTTCTAGGCTCAAGTAAATTTGAGATAGACCAACGAACGATCTATCCACGATCACCTGCTAATTACCCTAGATGGTCAGGATTTTAATAATGAAAGGTTGTAAACATGAGTAGAAAATGCTGTAGGTGCGATGCACCAGATAACTTGATGTACGCTGCTGAACCAGACGACTACTTCTGCATGTCCTGCTACTATGAGGAATTCTATAGAGTATCCTTCAATCAAGGATTTGACGCAGCAGATCAGGAAATTGAAGCTGGTGAAATATATGATTTAGATTTAGCAATCTATATGTTTGATGTTAACCCAGCGACCAACGCTTTCCAGTATGGTTTTCTGGAAGCGTTAAAACATCGAAAGAAAGAACAAGCTTTTTTTAAACTGAAGCAAGACATTAAGAAAGTTAATGACGATGAATAATAAAAGAATTAAAGAGGGTGACTTGATCACCCAAAACGGCATATCTTATATAGTAGAACGAGACGAAGAAGGCACACTATGGGGTGTGTCTAATAATGCAGAGCATGAAATCGAGCTAAGTGAAAACTTTGTCCCTGATGCTCTATTTTCTATATGATAAAGGAAAATGACGATGAACTTACTTGCAGAAACAATTAAAACTCTTGAAAACAATAAAGGGTTGTCATTATCCGACGTTAGCTTTGTAATGCTGAAAGGAAAGTTAATATGCTTTTCAGATTTTATAGAGTTAGCGTCCAGAACGGACTATGACAACGGTTATGGTTCTAATCAAATACATGGAAGTTTAATTATTGTAGGACAAGATTGGTGGCTAACTAGAGAACAATACGACGGGTCTGAATGGTGGAGATTTAACTCAATGCCTACCGCTGGATTTCCCGATACTCAAAAACTTACATCATTGAAAGAGGACAACTCATGGACGACATGACTATTATTATTAGTTACAAACCTGTCTTTATATTTGCGAAAGGTGAGACACAAAGAAATTCTCAAGCCTTCGCTACGTATCAAGAGGCTTGGGACAGCGCCGAATCACGATTTCAGCGATGGTCTATGCCTACTGGATATTATGTAGAAGAATCTACAGAGCCTGTGAACTTTCAATATAAAGATGGAGTGGATAAAATATTATGAATAAAGATACAAAAGAAAAATGGGTAGCAGCGTTGAGAAGCGGTGAGTACCGCCAGTGTCAAGGAGAATTGAAGGACTCCATCGGCGCACATTGCTGCCTAGGCGTGCTTTTAGAAACACAGGGTTGGAAGCAGACCACGTCTTATAAAGCTAAAAGCATTTTCTCAAACTATGTGTCACCTAAAGGTGTCATTAACATGGAAGAAAATGAATTAGACGAAGAAACATCTGACCGTTTCGGTCTAAATAGACAGCAACAAGTTAAGCTAATGAAGCTTAACGACGATACAGGTTGGAGTTTCAACTTAATAGCTAGATGGATAGAGAATCATCTGTGATATGAGTAATAAATGTAAGCGATGCATGCATAAACAGGCATCCATCATCGACAACAACATAGCTATCTGTGCTACTTGTTGGCTTGAGATGTATGGTGATGAAGATAAGAAAGAAAGTAGTAGTAATAATGAAGATGACCCCAGATAATAATAATGATGACTATGCAAAAAGACGATACAAAGTATTTCAACGTCATAAGGAACAACTAGGTCGTTATGCAATGTCTTGGCATGAATTTAAAATTTCATACAATAAAAAGATTAAAGAAAATTCAGCTAATATATCTCAGAGAACAAAACTAATAAACATATTGGACTAATGAAATGGCAATACGTGGTACATACCCAGCAGTACATATCTCTACAATGTCAGGGAAACTTGACAATTTTAAAGCTATAAGTACAAATACTATAACCAATGATTTTTGCAATCAACAGAATGCTTTGAACAATCAAAGCAAAATTTGTACTCACTGTTACAGTCATACAATGCTAAAGAGCTATCGTAAGAACATGGCTCCAGCACTACAACGTAACAGTGATAGACTGTCAAGTAAGCCTCTCACTAGTGAAGAGATACCTAATATACTGGAAAGGGTATTCAGATTTAGTGCTCATGGTGAGCTTATAAATGACATTCATTTCAATAACTTAATGCTGATAGCTGAATCAAATCCTGAAACAGTGTTCAGTCTGTGGTCTAAACGTAAGGATATTATAACCAAAGTATTGAACAAACGTCCTAAACCTGTGAATCTAATACTGATTTACTCAAATCCCACTATTTCCAATGTACTTAAATCACCGCCCCTTTACTTTGATAAAACATTCAATAATGTGTTAGAGGATGAACATGTAGAAATACAAAACTGCACTGGACAACAGTGTAAAAACTGTCTAAAGTGTTATACTCTTAATAACGGTATTACAACTATAGTAGAAAAAGTTAAGAAATACTAGCTTAAAATAAAGGACAGACTATGACAGCACTACCAGCGCGTATGACTGTAAATCTACATAATGTAGAAGCAGTTGAACTAGAACAAAGCTCATTCAATAATGAAAGGACAGAAGGAACTACATACATACTATCAATAAAAATTAAACTTAAAGGAAGTAAGCATTATACTGAAAATGTAACCATGTTCTCTGACGAACAAATAACTATCACCAACAAGGAAGACTAAAGCTATGACTTATGATTATCTAGACCAAATGACATCCGTTGATCGTCCCGTATTCTTTGACGTTGAGAAACTAAACGTACAATCAGGCGGTGGACTATTCGATGCACCTGATAAACGAATGCTAGTACGTCACACTGAAGACTTCGGAAGGCGTGAGTATATGTCAATCGTAAACAAGACATATGAAGTTGTCCTGAATTCTGATATCCTATTGCCCTTTCAAAAGCAATTGGTAAACCATTTTGATCCTTCAGTTTTAGAGGACATGGAGATAAAGGATCATGTCTTAAAGAACGGTGCAGTTTGTTACAGTGAGTATATCTTACCTAGAGTATCACGCCCTATTGAAACTAAGACAGGACATAGGACTGATCTAGGATTAAGGTGGATCATGAAGAATTCCTTTAATGGAAGTTCATCTGTAGTTTTATACGGCGGGTTGATCGATTTCTTCTGTACAAATGGTATGATTACAGGTAAATTCGACGTTATGAAACAGCGTCACACTAAGAACTTTGAAGTTGAAGGATTCTATCGTGCCTTTGAAGATACTGTACACAAACATACATTAGTTATGGATAAGTATCAGGAGTATGCTGATAAGAAAGTTACGTCAGCTGTAAATGTTAACTTGTTATTCAAGAAGCTAGTTACACCAGCTGTAGATGCAGAGGTAAAATCGAAACGCACTAACACCTTGTCAGATCGACTGTTTGTTCAGTACGCTGAAGAAGCTGCTGTGAGAGGACATAACGTATTCTCTGTGTTGTCAGCCCTTACTAACTATGCCTCACATGGAGAGCAGGACGGTCGCTTTAAAGTACAGAAGCGTGCTGATGAGAGTGCCTTGTTCAAACGTCAAGAGCAGGTCGCGAAATGGACTAACTCCCGTGTATGGGAAGACTACTTAGAGGTTGCATAATATGACTAAGAGTAAGATTAACTATAACTATAAGGAACATGCGGACATACCGCCGTTCATGCAAAGCTATCTTCTCGATGTATCAGGCGCTCCAACGATTGAGAGTATTCATGTAGATGATCTTAACACATTCCTTAACGGATTGGATTGGTTTGATTACCTTGAAGATGAAGGTTTAAAATACTACGATGAGGATTGATAATGATTGAACTTAGTAAATACTATAGTGATAAAAATGAGAAGACAGTGGTAGTTTGTGTGTCCGCAACAGATTACTATCTTAAGTACTACGAGAAAAATGGTAGATGTTTTCACACGGAATCTTTTCCGGGTCGTAGTGTATATTATGTAGAAGATGCTGCAGAAAATTGGGCATTAGGTATAAAAAATGATCCAGTAAAGGACGTATGTCCATGAACCTAGAGAAACAAGTAAGGTTTCTTACAACGACTGCAAGAGACATAGTAATACCTGTCAAGTCCTCAAGGATTGCAGCTGGTATATACTATAAGAATGAGTTGTTAGGTCTGGGTGTAAACTCATATAAGACACACCCTTTCCAAGCTAGGTATGGTAAGCATGAACATGCGATTTACTTACACGCAGAGATTGCAGCCATACATAATGCACTTAAAAGTATGGATGATTTATCTCGAAAGTGTACTTTAATTGTAGTTAGAGTAACTAGAGATGGTAAATTAGCCCTTGCTAAGCCTTGTATAGGATGTTATAGATGTATAGTTGAGTTTAATATAAGCAAGGTATATTACTCAACAAATGAACATACAATAATGGAGTTGTAGAAAAGTTATGCTTATAGAAACAAGGAGTCAGTACTCAATAAATTTTCAGAATGAAGGGAATGATATTAATGTTGTGATATCTCCAGAATCTTCTGAACCTGTAGAAAAACTAATGAATATAAGTTTACTTAACTTATTCTTAGGTAGTAAGAATGACTATAGGAGTCCAGATAGGACTAAAGAACTTTTATTTGCATTGGATAGCATATGTAATGTACTTGAAGATAAGATACGTGATGCTGAATATAAAGAACTTATGAGGAAGGATCACCTTAATAAAGTTCTTTCTGATAGCACTAGTTTTTAGTGTTATGTCAGACAAGAACAAAGATACTAATAAAATCTCTCTGTTAAAGAGGAATGTTTTTGATCTAACATCACAACTTTATGATCAACTTAAAAATGTAGCAGTTTTACAGAAGGATTTTTTTAAACTGAAACAAGAGATTAAGTTGGTTAAAGATAAACTTAAAATGGAAACACAGCAAGGTATTAAAGAGATGATAATACGAACTGACGCTGACGATGGAAAATATAACTCTGAATTAGAACTTAATATCGCAGATATAATCCGTCACTACTCCACCCCTGTAGAGTGGGACGATTTACCTTACGATAATATGGATATAGAAGCACGACAAAAGGTACGATTTCAAGATGCAAATCCACCACACAAGAGAGACCTGTTAAAAGCTGCAGAGGAGATAGTTAAACTAATTACTGGTAGTGCTTACTTATGAGTGATACATCAGTAGAATTAATTGACTGCATGGGAAGTGATTTATCTGTAGTCAATGCAGCTAGGGTGTCAATGGATAAGGCTAGTCAGTGGAATACTACAAACCTAGCAACCTATGGGGGTTGCATTAAAGAAAAGATACTACATGAGAATGACGTTAAATTAATCAAGTATCTAGCTAAGCACAATCACTGGACACCATTTGGACATGCGTTTGCATCCTTTAGAATTAAAGCTCCGATATTTATAGCTAGACAACTAGGTAAGCATCAAGTAGGATTAGTGTGGAATGAAGTGTCTCGACGTTACGTTGATAGTGACCCTGAATTCTACAAGCCTAGTGAATGGCGAGCTAAAGCTCCTAATATAAAGCAAGGTAGTTCAAGTGATACAGTAGATGACAATGTAGGTATTAGTATCGACTATACTACTATAACTATGAGTTGTTATCTTACATATAAAAAGATGATCGATCATGGTGTATGTCCAGAGCAAGCACGTATGATCCTACCGCAGAGCATGATGACCGAATGGATTTGGTCAGGTAGCTTGTATGCATTCTCGCGAGTATGTAATCTTAGAATTGATCCACATACACAGAAAGAGACACAAGTTATAGCTTGGAAAATCGATGAATATATGGAACGAAGGTTCCCTGTATCTTGGAAGGAGTTACTTAATCAGAAGAATGAATTGGTAATTTGAAATGAAAACGATCATCCATATAAACAAAAACCTAAAACAATCCAATGATAAGCAAGGAAAAACTCGCCCTGTTTGTCGAGTAGAGACAGAAGGTAAGACTTGGTATGGATCAAGTGTTGATATGCTTGGACCAAGTTCAATGATATACAGTCCAGACAAGCCAAGAAAATGTGGTGCTAAACTTTGGATTGAAACTGATGGTGAAGTTGTTATTCACGATAAGACTACATATGCTGATATGAGGAATGGTAAATGAAACATACAGCAAAGATATTATACTTGACAAAAGTAATCTTATGCAGTACATGTAGTAAGTGCTTTTTAAAGGAAGACCCGTCTAAGGTATTTGGTATTAAGCATTACTGTAGCTATGAGTGTGGTGCTAAAGATCAGCCTGAGTTTACAATTGGAACAACCAACCTAGAAACCACACCTTTAAATAAAATTTAGACAAAGAGAGAGAGATAGAGATACTAATATGGTAAGACATAGAACACCTCAAACAGCTGTAGCTGAATTCCACAAGGCATTCGGACATCCTATAGGTCAAGCTTACACAGATAAAAGTCTAGAGTTTAGGTTTGATTTATTAGAAGAAGAATTCATTGAACTAACAGTTGAGATGAATAACATGCGTAAAGAATTAAAAGAGTACGGTAAATGTTTTCCGTCATCTATAGCTGACATGCTAAAGGAGATGGCTGACCTGCAGTATGTCTTGTCAGGATTAGCTGTTACATTTGACTTACCTCTTGAAGTAGCCTTCACCAGAGTTCATAATAGTAATATGTCAAAGCTAGATGAAGATGGAAAGCCTGTGCTTAGAGCGGATGGTAAGATATTAAAGGGACCAAACTATGAGGCTCCATTTATGGTAGACTTAGTAGTAGGTACTGAAGAGTCTAAACAAAAGGCTAGTATTTATGGTAAAACAAAATGACAGTTAAAAACTTATGGGAAAAAGATCGTAAGATCATTCACAAGGAGTTAGTTAAAGAATATCTATCAGAAGGATATTCAATTAAGGAAGCACGTAAACTAGCTACTCAAGAAACTGACGACATCAAGTCAGGAGATTACGACTTTGTAAAAAATATGTTTGATGAATATACAGATGGAGATAACGACAGTGACAGTAACAAAAACGAGCAGCAGTAATGATCAATGGAAGTTAGTTAAGAGAACACAAAGGAATCCTAAAGCTAAGATCACTGAAACTATTTATAGTGTTGGCACCTTAGAAGAGATAAGTGCTGACTTAGATTATATTACAAGCTTGTTCGACACACTAAACTTCACAGCTGAAAGATTCAATGAAGCTGATAACGTAAGAACATACATTAATAAAACAAATAATAATGTAAAGTATACGTATACAATGGAGAAGGCATGACAGACAATGATAGTATCTTATCCAGAGGAAGTTGTCCCTCGTGTGACAGTAGTGATGGCTGTGTAAATTATAAAGACGGTCACTCGCATTGTTTCTCCTGTGGTAAGCACTATAATAAGTCTAATTCCAATGATAGCAGAGAAGTTAAAGATATGAGTACAACACAGACCCAGAAGACAGTCATACCTATGACAACTATTAAATCTAAGGTGATAGCTCTTACAGATCGTAAGATTAGTGAAGATACCGCACGTAAGTATAATGTACGTACAGTGGAAGACCAGTCAGGTAAGCCAGCGCAACAACTATATCCTTATTATGATAAAGATGGTAACCATATAGGAGATAAGGTTAGGAACTTAGCTGATAAAACCTTTCATGCTAAAGGTGATGTAGCTAATGCTAAGCTATTCGGACAGAACTTATTTGAAGCTAAGGGTAAGTTTGTAACTATAACAGAAGGTGAAGTCGATGCGTTAGCTGCGTTCCAAATGCTAGGTTCAAAGTGGCCTGTACTATCCATTAAGAATGGAGCACAAGGAGCTAAGAAGAATGTAGCTGAGAACTTAGATTACTTAGCAGGATTTGAAACTGTAGTAATATGTTTTGATAACGACAAGCCGGGTAAGGCAGCATCACAAGCTGTAGCTAAACTATTCAAACCCAACACCTGTAAGATTGTAAACTTAACTGAAGGTAAAGATGCGTGCGATTACCTTAAGGCTAGTAAGCGAGAAGCGTTTAGTCAATCGTGGTGGAATGCTAAAACATATACACCCTCTGGCATCATTAACTTAGGTGACTTTGGTGATGAACTATTTGAAGAAGAGGAATGTAAATCAGTTCCATATCCTTGGAAGGGATTGAATGAGAAGACCTTTGGCTTGCGAACAGGAGAGCTTGTAACTATCACTGCAGGTACAGGCACTGGTAAGTCTAGTGTAATGCGAGAGCTACAGCATCACATCCTCAACAGCACTGAAGAGAACATAGGTGTCATAGCTTTAGAGGAGAACGTGAAGCGCACAGTCTTTCATCTTATGTCAGTTGAAGCTAGTGATCGTCTGTATATTAAAGAGGTTAGAGATAACTACTCACGGGATGAACTTAATAAATATAAGGATGCAACTGTAGGTACCAGACGTTTCTTTGCCTTCGATCATTTTGGTTCAATGGATAACGATGAGATACTGTCAATGGTACGGTACATGGTTAAGTCCTTGGACTGTCAATGGATATTCTTAGATCACTTATCCATCTTAGTATCAGGACAAGAAGACAATGGTGATGAACGAAAAAGTATTGACGTACTAATGACCAAGCTACGTTCAATTGTAGAAGAGACTAACTGTTCATTGGTCTTAGTGTCACACCTTAAGAGAGTAGGTAACGGTAAGGGACATGAGGATGGTGTTGAAGTATCACTGTCACACCTTAGAGGATCACAATCAATTGCACAGTTATCAGACATGGTGATTGCAATGGAGCGTGACCAACAGGCTGATGATCCTGTCGTAGCTAACACTACTGTAATTAGGATATTAAAGAATAGATATACAGGAGAGACAGGCTTAGCTACATACCTATTGTTTGATTCTGATTCCGGTAGACTTAAAGAGATTGCTGCACCCTCTGAAGAAGACGATAGTGAGGAACAAGAAGGAGCCTTTTAAAGTGACTGAGTATAGGATAGTAAAAGATTTATACGATGGGTTTGAGGTGCAAATTAAACATGGATGGTGGTGGCCTTTCTGGCGACAGCCTATTGTTAATACACACAAGTCAATAGAAGAGGCTAAGAAGTGGGTAGTCTGGCACGCCAAGCCTGAAATCTTATACTTAGGAAAGGTGCATACTAAAGATGGCTCTAACCGCCGCTGAGTATTCTAGGAAATGGAGAGAAAAGAATCCTGATTACTATAAAAAATGGACAGTAACTAATACTGAGAAACGTAAGAAGTCCGCTAAGAAATGGAGAGAAAAGAATCCTAATCACAATAAAGAATGGAAAGTAAATAATTCTGAGTACACAAAGAAGTACCATAAGGAATGGAGAAAAAATAATCGTGGAAAAATAAATGCTATTAATTCTAAACGTAGAGCTGCTAAGCTACAAGCTGCACCATCTTGGGCTAATAAAAAGACTATAGATATGATATATATTATAGCTAATATTTGTAATAAAACAGTTGACCATATTGTTCCTCTACAGAGTTCTGTAGTATGTGGTCTACACTGGGAAGCTAACTTACAACTACTAACTCAACAAGAGAACAGTAGTAAATCTAATAAGCATGACTTTGACACACCTTTAGGACGGTAAGGAATATTAAATGGTAGGATATATTATATGTGATATAGAAACTGATAGTCTTCAGCCGTCCCTTATACATGTAATCTGTTGTCTAGATACTAATACTAATACCTATCATACTTTTACATCTGATCCTTCTATGGGTGAAGAACTTCTAATGTTCACTACATTTGTAGAGAATAACAAAGATACAAATAAGTTTGTATTCCATGGTGGTATTAACTTTGATCTACCTGTAATTAATAAGTTCATTAAGAAGGACTTACTTACAGTTGATATGATAGAAGATACTTTAATACTAAGCAGGATGCTTGATGTCTACCCTATAGATGGGTTAGGTCATAGCTTAGGTGCATGGGGACAACGATTAAACTGTCCTAAGATTGAGTTCCATGAGTATGAATTATTAACACAGGAAATGATCGACTACTGTAAAGGAGATATATCTACAGGTGCTAAGACATTTGAACACTTAAAGAAAGAACTTATACGTAAGAAGATATCAAGGAAGTCTATTGACCTAGAGTACTGTGTACAAGAACTAATTACACAGCAGGAGAACAATGGTTTTAAACTAGATATACCTAAAGCTATGCAGTTTGTAGCATCGTTAGAAGATAAGGCTGATATATTAAATGACAGGTTGATTGAAACTTTTAAGCCTGTGCCTATCTTTGATAAAGATATTAAGGTTAAGTATATCAAAGCTACAGGTGAGTTATCAAAGGTAGGTTTGAACCACTATAGAAATTCCTTAGTTGATGTAGTAGGTGATCATAGTAGGATTAAGTTCCAAGAGTTTAACCCATCAAGTAGGCAGCAGATAGCTGAGAGATTGATAAAGCTAGGCTGGAAACCTACTAAGTTCACAGAGAAAGGTAACGTCATAGTTGATGAAGGTGCCTTAGCTAATATAGATATACCTGAAGCTAACATACTAAAGGAGAAGATGTTATTAGAAAAAAGAATAACACAGACTGCTAGTTGGATAGATGCAGTAGATGATAATGACAGAGTGCATGGTAAGGTGTTCACGTTAGGCGCAGTCTCCACTAGGATGACACATAACAGTCCTAATATGGCACAGGTACCAGCTTCATACTCACCGTATGGTCCTGAATGTAGACAGTTATGGATACCTGAAGAACCTAATGTATTGCTAGGGTGTGATGCATCAGGCTTAGAGCTTAGAGTGTTAGCTCATTATCTTAATGATCCTGTGTTCACCAAGGAAGTTCTAGATGGTGACATTCATACAGCCAATCAGAAGGCGGCAGGGTTAAGCACTAGAGATGAAGCTAAGACGTTTATCTATGCATTCTTATACGGTGCAGGACCAGCTAAGATAGGATCAATTGTAGGTGGCTCAGCTAAGGATGGTCAGAGATTGATTGATCTATTCTTGAAGAACGTACCTGCATTAGCTGCATTAAAACATAAGTTAAGTATTGAGATTAAGACTAAGAAAGGATGGATTAGAGGACTAGATGGTAGACTACTCAAGGTAAGGTCAGAGCATTCAGCATTGAACTTGTTGTGTCAGGGTGCAGGAGCTATTATCTGCAAGGCATGGTTGGTTGGTATCTTTAGACTTAACTACGATAAACTACCCTTTAAATTAGTTGCAAGTATTCACGATGAATATCAATTTGAAGTTCATCCTGATCATGCAGAAGAATTAGGGAGTATAACACGGAGAGCTATTAAAGATATAGAACAACAGTACAACGTACTATGCCCACTTGATAGTGAGTTTAAGATCGGTGCTAATTGGAGCTTGACACACTAAAGGATAAGGTTATGATTGAGATTGAAATAACTCCTAAGATGAGAAGGATAGCTGATAATAAATCTAAAGGCATGGGAGAACTTAAAGGTTCCATAACTAAAGGTATAGGTAATCAAGTAGGATTCTTAGGAGAATGTTTGGTATCTTACTTCTTTAGATTACACTTTAAAAATACATACGATTATGATTTTATCTTACCTAATGGAAAGACTGTTGATGTTAAAACTAAAACAACTACAGTTGAACCTAAAGATTATTATGATTGTAGTGTCGCTAAGTGGAATACTAAACAGAAGTGTGACTACTATATATTTGCTAGGATAAATAAAAAGCTTGACAAGGGATGGCTGCTAGGATATTATCCTAAGACTGATTACTTTAAGGATTCAATTGAAATGAACAAAGGAGATATAGACCCATCAAATAACTTCGTAGTTAAATCAGATTGCTACAACATGCAGATAAATAAATTACATGATGTAGCTAAATTACTTGTTGACAGCGCCTGATTATTCAGGTATATACTAAGAACTAAACCACAAGGACCACACATTTGGGTGGCCCATATAACATAAGGACTAATAGAATCATGGCTACTAAATTTAACTTCATCTCAGGTAAAGCTCAATGGGCTAGTGTCATCCAACCTAACACAACATACGAACCATGTTGGAGTATAGATGTAATTTTAGATGAGGATAATAAAGCTAAAGTTGAGAGCTTAGGATTAGTACCTAAGTATAAAGATAACGTAGGTGACTACATTCAAATCAAGCGTAAGGTTACAACTAAGAAAGGAGACACACGAGATGCTCCTGATGTTGTCGATTCCAAGCGTAATCCTTGGGGTAAGAATTTGATTGGTAACGGTAGCGAGGTCAATGTTAAATTCCACACCTTCAACTGGACCTATAATAATAAGTCAGGCATTGGCGCTGATCTAGATGCAGTGCAGGTTGTCAAACTTGTAGAGTACGGTGCTGATTTTGACGACATAGATGATGGCTATGTAGTTGATGATGACGGTTCCTCTAAGTCAGAGTGGGAAGATCAGCAAGGTAAAAACGATGAGGTACCTTTCTAGTTCCTACTAAACTTTGAACTAAACTAGATAGCATCCTTAGCTCAGCTGGATAGAGCAACGGTTTTCTAAACCGTAGGTCGCAGGTTCAAGTCCTGCAGGGTGCGCCATATAAAGAAGGGTATACTATGCAAAATAAATCAACAGCTAAGAGTCGAGTACTACGGGCATTGTCTAAGCGTAACCTTGTTACACGTAAGACTGCCATTGAGAGAGGTTGGTGTGAGAACCTTACAGCTACAATCTCACGCTTACGGGACGATGGTCATGTCGTAGAAAGGGTCTTAGTTAAAGGACCGCCATCGTATACACGCTATCGTTTGGTACAAGAACATGGACGTTACATTCCTTCCAAGCATCTTGTAATCGGTGGCGATACAGGTTTGAAACTAGCAGCATAAGAAACTAAAATCGTATAACTTTATAGAGGCATTAGTAATTTAATAACTACTAAGTAAGTCCTCTACTTTTATTAATTTATATACATACACAAACTTAGGGATATGTAGAGACATGGTAGATAAAACAATTGATACATTAGTTCCTGATATCTACAAGCTTTTAGAAGAAGGACTTCCCACTACAGATGGTAACATTTGTGAGGGGTTAGCTATGAAAGATTTCTTAAGCGAGATGAAGGATGCAGTACTTAATGCTGTATCAGATTCAGATAAAGGATCAAGAGGTAATGCTTTAAGGTTGTCACAAATTGGATACCCTGATCGAAAGATATATTATAATTCACAGACTGAACTACCTGATGAAAAGCTAGATGGCTCTACTCTAATGAAGTTCTTGTATGGACACATGTTAGAAGCACTACTTATATTTTTAGCTAAGACTGCAGGTCATAAGGTTGAAGGCTTACAGAAAGAAGTTGATATAGGTGGTGTCTCAGGTCATCAAGATGCGATGATTGATAATGTTGTAGTTGATGTTAAATCAGCATCGACCTTCAGCTTTAATAAGTTTAAGAGCGGTAGCATTGCAGAGAACGATGCTTTCGGATACATAGGACAGTTGTCAGCTTATGCAGACGCTAATAATACAGAAGAATGTGGTTGGTTAGTGGTTGATAAATCAACAGGAGAACTAGCGTGGTGTCCATTACATCCTATGGAGATGATCAATGCAGAAGAACGGGTCCATTCAATCAAAAGTATGTTACTATCTGATACAATACCCCCTCGATGTTATGATGATGTTCCTGATGGCATGTCTGGCAACCGTGTTCTGGCTATTGGGTGTGTTTACTGCAACCATAAGAATACTTGTTGGGCTGATTCAAATGGTGGTATGGGGCTTCGGAGATTCCAATATTCCAATGGACCCAAACACTTCACAGAAGTCTGGAAAGAACCTAGAGTAGCAGAGATAACTACTGATGGTTAAGACTGCTAAGAAAAAGAAGGAATTCAGATCAGGTTCAGAGAAGAGAACTTCAAAGGTCTTGATCAGTGAGGGTATCAAGCACGCTTATGAACCTCACTTTATTCAGTATGAAGTTTCCTTAGTTAGACGCTACCTTCCAGACTTCATATTGAAACCTTCAGGTATAATACTAGAGGTTAAGGGATGGTTCAAGCCAGCTGATAGAGCCAAGCATCTACAGATTAGACATGTCCATCCTAACTTAGACATACGATTTGTATTTGATAATCCTAATTCCAGAATTAGTAAGATCAGTAAAACTACTTACGCGCAATGGTGTGATAAACATAACTTTAAATATTGTAAAGGACCAGCCATTCCGGTTGAGTGGATAGAGGAGAATCATGACAATAACAATAAAGCAAGAAGAATTGCTAGTAGACGACTTAAAAAAAATAGTGACAAGCTCAAGAAAAGAGATAGTACATAACGAGCAAGTACTGTTCTTATGTGTTATACTTCAAGCACTATTAGATGCAACTAAGCCTGAAGATAGTACGGAGTCAGTCGAAGCTAGACTAGCAAGGTCATCAGCTAAGGCGTGGTTCTCAGCTAGTGTAGGTGTTACAGCACAAGACTTCAGAGATGTCTGTGACTTAGCTAGAGTTGACTCTAATTATGTTAAATCGTTTGCGTATAAAGTTATAACTCAAAAGAGTATTCCTTTTATACGTAAGAGAATAAATACTTTATTAACATTTGAATAAGGATCACGATATGCCCAAACAAGATAAAGATTCCACTAAGTCCTTAACTTCAGAAGAATATGATTCGTTAGGTTTAGAAGATAGTATTAAGTATATAGATGATATCAACCAACAGCTATGGCATCTTAATACAGCGAAACAGCCAAATGATAACGCACTATCTGCTAGTGCTGATAAGGATACTGAAGAAGATTATATTGCATATGAAGATATAAATCTTTCAAAGGTCTGTTGCTTAGAGCGTCCCGCTGAAGGCGTATCCTATAGGTATAATGAGGGTAACTTACTTACAGAAATTAAAGAATATATTGACAGCACGTATGACGAACACTATTCTCAAGATAAGATACAGGCATTAGAGGTTATCATTGATGCAGGTCATGGTGAAGGATTCATGTTAGGTAACTCTATGAAATATCTTAAGCGTGTAGGTAAGAAAAAGGGAGAGACCCGTAAGGATTTATTAAAAGTTATCCACTATGGTCTACTGATGATTGATCTTCTCGATAAGAAAGAACAAGCTAACTCCGTGTAGATACTGTAATAGAAAGAGAAATGCAATGACAGACAGGAATTATGTGACAGACAGGACTTATGAATATATTGATAATGAATTAATTTTTGATCCTACATTAATTCCAGATGCAGTGTCCCATTGGATGACTGATTGGACAATCGACGCATTAAAAAGTAACCTACCACTAGGTACAAAGTTCAACAAAGATTGGTCGAGAGAAACCTTGGAAGATATAGTTCATAAATCTTTAGTAGATTACTTTTCTAACAAATCTCGTGACCAAGAACTTGAGATGTTGTTTGATACATACAGTGGGTTGGCTAATTATTAAAAGAATAGGAAAACTATTTCTTAGAATTATAGCTAAAACAGCTATGTTCTAAACAGTCTGTGTGTTAAACTCATAGACTTTAATTTACACCCTAACGGAGAGAATTTCGCATGTCATTTAGAAGTAACCACAACCCTATGTTCCGTTCCAAATTCAGCGAAGATATATTTAATAACAAGTATCAACACCAATCATGTGAGACATGGGCTGCATTATGCAAAGTCTTAGTTGAAGATGTATGCCTAGACATGATGACCAAGGATGAGAAAGAACAGTTAATACAGTACATGATTGAGATGAAGTTCATCCCCGGTGGACGTTACCTTTACTATGCAGGACGACCTAACAAGTTCTTTAACAACTGCTATCTATTGAAGTCAGAGAGTGACACACGGGAAGATTGGGCTAACCTATCATGGAAGGCTGAGTCATGCTTGATGACAGGGGGTGGTATAGGTAATGACTACTCAATCTATCGTGCAGAGGGTGAAGTCTTAGGTGGTACAGGTGGACTAGCTAGTGGACCTATACCTAAGATGGAGATGATCAATGAAGTTGGCCGTCATGTGATGCAAGGGGGTAGTCGTAGATCAGCTATCTATGCTAGTTTAAATTGGAAACATTCAGATGCTCATAAATTCTTATACATTAAAGATTGGTATCAGATGCCTGTAGGAAATACAGGATTGTCAATGGGTGATCTTAAGGAACAAGACTTTAACTTTCGTGCTCCATTAGATATGACTAACATCAGCTTGAACTACGATACTGAGTGGTTACTTAACTACTATAAGACAGGAGATACAGGCGACACGTTTAAAGCTAACGTGAAACAAGCACTATCAACAGCTGAACCGGGGTTTAGTTTTAACTTCTTTGATAAGGAAAAAGAAACCCTGCGTAATGCTTGTACTGAAGTTACATCTGAGGATGATAGTGATGTATGTAACTTAGGTTCGTTGAACATGGGACGAATAGATGGCATTGAAGAGTTCTCTGATATCACTGAACTAGCTACTAAGTTTCTGTTATGTGGTACAACTAGAGCTAAGCTACCATACGAAAAGGTCTATGAAACTAGAGAGAAAAATAGACGGTTAGGTTTAGGCTTAATGGGTATTCATGAATGGTTAATTAAGAAGGGTTCTAAATATGAAGTTACTAAGGAGCTTCATCAGTGGTTGTCCATTTATAAAGGAACCTCTGATCTTGTTTCAAAATCTTTTTCTAATAAGTTGGATGTGTCTTGCCCTGTTGCTAATCGTGCTATTGCTCCTACAGGAAGTATCGGTATTCTAGCTGGCACATCAACAGGTATTGAACCTATCTTTGCTACAGCCTACAAGCGTAGGTACCTTAAGAACGGTACACGTTGGCACTATCAGTATGTAGTTGACAGTGCAGCTGCTGAGTTGATTGATCTCTATGGTGTTGATCCTAATAAGGTTGAGTCAGCCTTGGACTTAGCTGATGACTATGAACGTCGTATTCGTTTCCAAGCTGACATACAGGACTATGTAGATATGAGCATCTCATCTACAATTAACTTACCTTCATGGGGTAGTAAGAATAATAATGAAGATACAGTGGGTGCGTTCTGTAATACACTAGCATCTTATGCGTCACGCTTGAGAGGATTTACATGCTATCCTGATGGTGCAAGAGGCGGTCAACCTCTGACATCCGTACCATACTCTGAAGCTGTTGATAAATTAGGAGAAGAGTTTGAAGATAACATTCAATCCCATGACATCTGTGAGATCAGTGGTACAGGTGGAGTGTGTGGTGTATAAGGATATATGTAGATGCTAACCTATATAACATATGATCAGGATTTACCCTTTGGTTTCTGTGATGAATTAGTTAAAATGTCAAGACACTTTAACCTAGTTGAAGCTAAGATTGGTAGAGATGGTGATCAGGTACTGATGGATGAAGTTAGGAATACTAGGATAGCATGGCTTAATAACAAAGAGATTAATGATATATTATATTTCTATGCTGTAAAGGCTAACACAGATGCTAACTGGAACTTTGACTTAGCTGCTTCTGAAATACCTCAAGTGTCATTCTACGAGAAGGGAAACTTCTATGATTGGCATTATGATACAGGTTCTGAGAAAGCTGACGAAGATTTACAGCGTAAGATAACTGTAACTGTAACCTTAAGTGATCAATATAAAGGTGGTGATCTTCAAGTACAGAAGTGGGTTCATCCTCAAGAATCTGATAACTTTTCTACAATTAAAGCAATGAGAAATAGAGGTTCAGTATGTGTCTTTCCATCTTATATATTCCATAGAATTAATAAGGTACATAATGGAGAACGAGTAGCTTTAACTTCTTGGTTTAGAGGGAGAAAGTTTTCTTAACATGGTTGAATAAAGTCCTTGGACTATTGCGTAAATAGGAGTATGATGTTCTGTACTAAATATAATAATAATAAAAAGAAACTAGAGAAGGGTACTAAGAATATTATGAATGTAGATTGTAAGTTACCTACAGTGTATATTGGGTATGATCCTACTGAAGATGACTACTTCAGAACACTAGTGTATAGTATTAGAAAACACGCTAGTGCGCCGGTACAAATAGTACCACTAGATCAGCACGAACTACGAAGAGCAGGTCTATACTCAAGATCATATGAGATTGTTGACGGTAGAAGAGTGGATGTCTTTGACGGAAAACCCTATTCAACCGAATTTAGTTTCACTAGATTCTTAGTACCTTTCTTACAACAGTTTAGTGGTAAAGCTATATTCATGGACTCTGACATGTACGTTAGAGGAGACATCATGGAAGTATTTAATAGGTGTAATGCAGGGTCTAACAAAGCTATCTACTGTGTCAAGCACAACTATACTCAAGTTGAAGGTAGCATTAAGATGGATAACAAACTACAACAAAACTATTTCAGAAAGAACTGGTCTAGTTTTATACTGTGGAATTGTGATCACCCTTCTATCAAGAGATCATATACTTTAAGTGATGTTAATACTAAGAGTGGTAGCTGGTTACATGGTTTTTATTGGTTAGAGAACGATGAAATTGGTGAACTACCTGAAGAATGGAACTGGCTTGATAGTCATTCTCCTTCCAGTATATCAGCTAAGAATGTACACTTTACTTTAGGCGGTCCTTTGTTTGCTACATGGGAACCAGCAAGAAAAGCAGACGCTATGTATGCTTTAGAGTATGGTGAATTATACAAGGAGATGATTGACAGTAATGATTAGATTTGTAACTTCCTTTAGTGCTGAAGGGTATGAACAGTACGCTAAGAATATGTTGTTTTCAGTCCTCAAATATTGGAAGGATGATCTTCAACTTATAGCATATTACCATGACATGCCTCAAGATGTAGTCAATGAATTTCCTGTAGGTAAGAACATTGAGTACCGTAATCTTAATGATGTGCCTGACATGCTGGCTTATAGAGAAGCTATGAAGGAGCATGATGGTACAGGCAAGGGAAAAGTACCATACAATTGGCGCTTAGATGCAATCAAATGGTGTCATAAAGTATACGCTATGACTGATACGTCCTTACAGATTACTGAGTCAGAAGTTAAAGGCGGTTGGCTTATATGGTTAGATGCTGATACTGTAACCAAGCGCCCTCTATCTGAAGAGAAGCTTAAGGAATTCTTGAATGACAAAGCTGAGATTTCTCATTTAGGTAGAACAGCTGCAGACTATAGTGAAACATCTTTCTTAGCTTTTAATCTTGACTATCAAGCACCTCATCTTTTACTAGCAGACCTTAGAGGTTGCTATGATACTGGTGAGGTTGTGTCGTACAGAGAATGGCATGATGGATTTATCTTTGAACGTCTATTAAATATTTACTCCGCTCATGGTATGAAGGTACAGAATCTTTCACCTAAAGTTAAGGACTTAGATGCTTTCGGAGTATCACCTGTAGCTTACTACATGGATCACTTCAAAGGTAATAAGAAACATAACCTATCAGATGACAGGGTAAGTGGTGATGTTAAGTTGCCTCGATACAGGCAATTAGCTGAGCTTGTACGGACCTATGCTACTGACAACATCCTAGAAGTTGGTACATGGAACGGGGGTAGAGCTATCGAGATGGCTTTAGCTGCATTTGAGAAGTCTGACACTGTACACTACACTGGCTTCGATATGTTTGAAGAAGCTACAGAAGAGATTGACGCATATGAACTTAATACTAAAGGACATAATACACTCAAGGCTGTAGAGAATAGATTAGAGAACTTCTGTAAGAAGATGGGTGAACAAGATAAGACTTTTACTTTTGAACTATACAAAGGAGACTCTAAGAAAACTTTAAGTAATCTTAGTTTAGAAGATGTGACATTTGCATACATTGATGGTGGTCACAGTGACGAGACAGTTAACAGTGACTATGAGAACCTAAAGCATGTACCTGTAATTGTATTTGATGACTTCTTCTCTAAGGATGCAGCAGGTAATATCATAGGTGAAGAGCATCAAGGTACTAACCGATTAGTTTTGGATAAATTAGAAGGAAAACGAGTTACAGTCTTACCATCACAGGACAAGGTATTAGTTAAGGGTAAGCAACAAGGTTGTACACACCTTGCAGTTCTATTAAATAACGATGAGCTTCCACCTATCCCGTCTGACTTACGTAAAGCACCTATCATTATACAACCTAAAGATAGTGTACCTCAAGAACATATCACTGCTAATATTCAAGCTAACCTTGAGCTTATCAATGATTGGAGCCTTATTAATAACTGTGATATTAATGATGAGTCTGTAATTATAGTATCGGGTGGTGACTCTACTGACTTTGAATCTATTAAATATCTTAAAGATACCTTAAACTCTAAGGTAGTGTGTGTCAAACACTCATATCCTAAATTACTAGAGGCTGGTATACAACCTTATGCATGTGTTATACTAGACCCCCGTGAAATTAAAGGAACATCAACACACGGCGTTGTACGTGCATCCTTGTTTGAAACCGTAGATGATAAGACTATGTTCTTTGTCGCATCAATGACTGATCCGTCAGTTACTAAGCATCTACTTCAGAAGACTGATAAAGTATATGGCTGGCACGCATTCTCACAAAGCTTAAAAGACAACACGAAGACTGAAGAAAATCCTAATGGCGCTATTGATTTAGGTGAAGGTGCAACCTTTGTAACGGGTGGTACATGTGCAGCTATGAGAGCTATTGCGATGTTTCATATCTTAGGGTTCAGAGACTTTGAATTATTTGGATATGATAGTAATATATTAGATGAAGTTACTGATGAGATGAAGAAAGAAAAGATTAGAGATAATCAACCTAAGTATATACCCGTTGAACTTAATGATAAAAACTTCTGGACTACAGGAGAACTACTTGCAATGGCACAAGATTGTGAGAAGCTGTTTGAATCTACAGATGTAGAGATGAACATTGTAGTTCATGACGATAAGAAAGAGACACTAATAGGTGAAGCTTGGAGAACATCTTCTAAGTTTGACTATCACCACTATTCATATAGGATTGAGAATCTTAAACCTACCCCATACATCGAAGGAGATACTAAATAATGTTAGATTTATTCATGGAAAATAAAGAGTTCTTGTTAATCACTTTAACACAGATCATTGCTGTAGCATCTTTGTTAGTAGCTGGTACTAAGACCCCTGACCCTAGCACAATCTTAGGCAAAGCCTATACAGTAGTTGAGTTCTTAGCCTTGAACTTTGCAAGAGCTAAAGAAGTAGGCGAGAAGAAAGAAGTAGTAGTAGTAGCAGCAGTTGATAAGAAAGATACTTGACAATGATAGCTACAATACTGGGTTCAGTATTTAACTTATTTACTAAAGTTTTACCTTTACTATTCGCATACAAAAGCGGTAAAGATAGTGCTAAGCTAGATCAATTAGAGGAGGTAGTAGATGTTATTAAAGAAGCTAACGAAGTTGAAGACAGTGTTAATCGTGCTAACTCCTCTGATATTCATAAGCGGCTGCAGCAGTGGGTCCGTAGGTGATGGTAGGGTATACTGTAGCTGGTCTAAACCTATCTACCTAAGTGAGTTAGATGTGCTTAGTAATGACACAGCTAAGCAACTATTAACTCATAATGAAACATGGAAAAAACTGTGTGCTTAATATGATTAAAACATTATTAATAAACGCATATGCTAAAATATTCTGGTGGTGTAATAGACCTAAGAAGGCTACAGCTATGCCTCATGTTACTTTATGTAAGCCACCTGCTGAATATTCTGAGTACTTAAAACGTAATCCTACATATCGCACATTCTATGTAGGAGTACCTATGCTATTAAGACCTATAGATTGGTATAATATGTGTGAAGTTAATGATACTATTAACTACGGCTCTCAATACAAAGATAACCTACAAGGTAAAGACTGCTGGTCTTTAGAAGGATCAGAGGGAAACTGTGAGTATTATGCGATAAAGAAAAGACAACTACTTTTAGATGGTGGTATTAAGAGAGCTAACTTACCACTAGCTACGTGTCTTAATGAGCAAGGGCTTCCTCATGTAGTTCTGTGTGTCACTACATCAGAGGGTGTATATGTACTTGACAGTAGATTCGATGAAGTTCTACCTTGGAATAAGATTAACTACTCAAGTTGGAAAATTGAATTATCTACTAATAAAGAATTATTATGGTCACAAGTAACACACTAAGGCATAATAAATATGACAGTACAATCTAAAGAACTAAACCTTAAGCAAGAGAAGTTTTGTCAAAGCTATGCTATGTATCATAATGCAACAGCTGCAGCTAAGACTGCGGGTTACTCTGACGGATCAGCGCATACACAAGGCTCTAGGCTTATGGCTAGACCTGAGATACAAGAAAGAATTGAACAGCTTGAAGGTGAGATGGAGACTTCATTAGATGTAGTCTCTGAACTTGAGGATCAGTACCAGTATGCTAAAGTTAATAACCATACTAACAGTGCATTAAAAGCACTAGAGGTACTGTCGAGACTTAAGAGTGTAGAAGAAGTTGATATACCTAAGTCTATTACTGAACTAGAAGAAGACATTATAAAGGACTTAGAAATCTTAGGTGAAGATACTGTAGCTAAGTTATTTCTTAAATGTAAATGGTATGCTAGTGAACCTGATGATGGTGATGATGATGAAGCAGATAATAATATAGCATCTGAAACAATTAAAGATATTGAGATACAGAAAGCAGCAGCTAAGAAAGAATATAGATACCAGCATAGAGCTAGGCGTAAGTCTGCAGGTAACGTACTAACTTAAGAAGTACTACTTAACTATAGTTTCTGAATCTGACGGTACAGACCACAGAGAATCTTCTCCACTACATCTTGTTATAAAGAATACCCATAGAGGAGAGATACTAAGTTCTTCATATACATCCTTTCTATTATTCTTTATAAGCCACTGACTCTGTACTTTGTAAGCTAACTCTTCTAGTTCTGATAAGCATTCATATTTAATTTTATTTTGAAACTGCATGTAGTGAACTAACTCATGGACTAGTACACTGTCTTGTATCTTCTTGTCCATGTTACGTATAGATTCATTAAGATATATATTATTTGTATTATGATCAAAGAGACCCATTATAGAATTAGTGTTTTTTTCATTAGGAATAAGCTTACATTTTTCTTTATTATCTTCATTTGAACAATCATACATTATGTATTTCATAACATGTTCATGTACATATAAAGGTTTATATGGGAGTGTTTCTGGTACAGACATGCTAGTTACAGAAGCAATCCATACCATCATAGCATACATTATTTCAGTCAAGGCTTAGGACTAACTGGGGGATGTTTTCCGTTATGCATACTATTGAGCTTATCAATTTGAAATTGTAACTGTTCTACAGCCCTGTCATTGTAGCCTCTACGCCTGTGTTCAGCCGCTAGATTATCAGGACTTAATATATCTTTCATAACTGTAACTTGATTCTTTAAGACAGCAACACTGTTGTCATTAGTATCAGTTCTAATATACAGTTCATCAATAGAGTTTTTAAGTTCTCTTTGTAACTTGTATAGATTAGAGACTTGGTTCTTAACTAAAGCCCAAGCACCAGCCAGAGAAGCGATAACCGCCCCAATCTGGAATAAAAATTCAGTAGTCAATTCCATTTATCTCACAGTTAGTTTAATATATCTTTGGCATCTTCAAGTATTTCTTCAAGTCTAGACACTATGTCTTCTTTTAAATCTTGAGCCAATGGTATATTTCTAATGATTGGTGCTAGGGCTGTAAGCTCCCTAGCTAAGCTTCGTTCTCCATCTTCACCTAGTAGATAACCAGCGGATGCTGTACCTAAACTAGAAACTGTACTTGCTGTAGGGCCTAGTAGTGATGCCCAGAAGTCACCACCAAACTTGTCTGCATTTAAAGCATCGTATAAGATTGTACCACCACCAAAGATATTAGTACCTAGCAGTGCTTCAATAACCCTGTCTCTCATGTCTAAGTCTTTACTAGGTTCCTCACCTTCAGGGTATCTAATAGCTTCCTTCATAGTCTGGATAGCTAAGGAAGCTCCCACCAAAGCTGTAAGAGATACGCTGTATCTAGCTATATCACCTGCAGGTACTCTTCCTTTAAGCAGGGGAAGCACTACATCTCTGTACATCCTGCCACCTACGTTAGTACCGAATGTAGCCATGAATCCTTTAAGCTGTGCTACCAAAGCCCAATGAGGATCAGACATCCACAGTGGTTTGTTAGTAGGGTCAGGTGTCATTATGATTTCTTTAACCATCTTAGACATAGCTTTCCTTACAATAGTAGGATCA